GCCCCATCTATCTCGGGTAATCCACGTCGCCAAACATTTCATACGAGAGTCTTAGATGTTTTGACCTAGACTGGCAGTTTTCACGAAGTCATGCTTAGGACCCACGCATACAAACGGACAGGAGACCGGATCTCTCCGCTCTGACGTCCTCTACGAATTATATATAGAACCGCAAAAGGTGCTCTATTTTATATACACTGTGCTTCTTGAGAAGAAAAGGGAGTCTTCACCATATAGGTGCCTGGATTTTCACCAAGACAATTTAACATCCACTAACAATCACTCAATTACAGTGAGGGTAGTCCCATATAAATGTGGGTTCCCCGATTTGAATTTTTATTTAAATGTGAATTCCAATCACATCGGACAAGTTTAATTTCTCATTCCGGGAGAAGAAGCATTTTACTGCCTCAGTGGACCCTGAATACGGCCCTTTTTCCCTCGATGTCCCGCAGCTAAAGCTGCATTCTTCTTCTTTGCCTTCTTCCTTTTTGCCTTTATCTGACCCATACCTGGACCAGGTGCTTGTTTCGCGGGTTTGTTTGCTAGGTAGGACCTAGAAGCAATACCTGAAGCTGATGAAGCCATACCAGCAGCAGGATGAAAAGCGGCTGCGATTGGAGTTAGAAACGGTTCTATCTCGGCAATCATTTTTGCAAACCACTCTCCCATCCCATTTTCTCTCACAGGAACTCCTGGAGGAGATGCTTGATTGGCATGACTTAATATAGATAAAGCCATTGGATCAAATTGAGCTGATGGGGTTGCCATCACAGTAAGTAACTTGTTACCTACTGAAGGAAAATGTTGAACATAAATGTTCATACAAACAAAAAGAGTTGACATTGGATTAAGCCCAGAGAAGATAGCCCCACACTGATGGAAAGGATAAATTTTTTGAGCATTTTGACAAGGTTGAATTGTTCCAGCACCAGCAGTTCCCGCAGGAATGGATGCTAAATATTCAGGGTTTGGAATATAAGCTGGCACCTGAGTGATCCCAGGTTTCATAGACATCTCTAAATTACATGAGGAATAAACCGGCTGAGTAAACCCAGCAGGTTGAGGTGGATTTTGGTTGGAATGGAAACTTCCAACAACATAACAGCCCTCCGAAGCTTTCCAAGGCTTCGTACAGTAAAGTAATGCCGCTTGCGCAGTATTATTGGGTGGAGCTCTCATTTGAACTCCACTCATAGCAAATCGTACACCGTTCACCGCATTTGGTGCTGGTAATGTCAGCGCCGCTGAACTATCCCAACAATTATACGTTGAAACTTCACGATCTGGTTCTGTCTGACGATAAGTCATACAAGACCCTTGCTTATAAATCTCAGCTGTTGTGTCATATACTTCAAATCCAATACCTACAATTCTTGTTAAACCAGTACTATAAGAATCCTCCAAGGTCAACTGACCCAAGAGATAGGTAAGAGCACTAGATGAAGGGAACCAGTTAACATCGTCTCCTGAGTCCGCCCTCATAGCAGTCAAACCTCCTATAGGACCTAACAAATTACTGTATGAGTAACTAATATGATTATTCCCGGCAGTTCCTTGAACCCAATTAGGATTATTGAGATGAGGAAAAAGGGCTATATGACAGTCCCAAGGACCTGTAGGAGCAGCGCCCCCACCGGATTCTGCACTAATTGTCATAGTTTGTTTAATGCACTGAACTACTGATCCACCGTTGGATAGATCAGGCCATCCTTGTAAACTTTTTAAAGGGGTGTCATGGAACGGATCCAAACACGCCACTAAAAAATCTTTTCCCTGTTCAGATAACTGAATTTTTGGATCTGATGCCCACTTATTTAAAAGACGTTCGCCTCTTGATACAGACATATGTTCCAATATTTTGTTTTTAAATCCTCCAACCACCATCATATTAAATAATGAAAAGCTAAAAAAAATAAAAGTTTTCGTTAATTGATCAAGACCAATACTCCAAGGAATACAAGCCTTGTTAAAAACAAAAGAACATTGCCTAGTTGCAAGCCAATTTGACTCACGGCCGAAATGCAAATTAAGCAGATCAGCATGTGTCTTTGTTTCGTTCTCATTCCAAATATTATTTAGGAGAGCAGGAGTTTGACTTCTCCTTAAGATAAATCTCTGAAACTCAGAAATTTTATCATAGAGCCAAGGTTCACCGATTGATAGTGATGCCAAAGCACAAAGTTTACGAAAATAGTCAGGCTCTGATAAATCAGACATACCCTCCCTAGTTATAGAAGAGCAGATTTTACCGACTCTAGGATATCCAAAATACATTTTGAGTTCAGAATGATAAGCAGCAGAGCTACCTAAAAATTCATGCCTAGAATCGACAGGTTTTCCCGGTTTATTTTCTGTTACTAAAATAGAGGATGGTTTAATAACCATACCGAATCTTTTATAGACGTCAATCTCGTCTGTCTGAAAATCTTCAATAGATTCCCACCCAAAGAATTTAAAATTGATTCCTCCCATTTTATCATCTGAATAAATACCAACATAAGCGTTATTATTTATTTCATCTAAAGTGGGAAAAACACCATTTTTTTTTAAGTATGCATAACATAACAAATATTTAATTATCATATCATGTAACAAAGAGTTATCTGAAGCCGTATTATTAGCCCCAGAATTATTACCCGTTTGCCTCATAAAAATGGTGCCATCAGGAGCGACACAAAAAGGAAAAATAGAATTAAATATTACCCAGAATAATAAGTCTTCTAACTCAACTGGATATTCAAGATGTTTCCATCGTAAATAGTACACATCAATTAGATATGCACTTCTATCATAACCACTTGCATCTGATTGCACACAATGTGTGAATTCCTCAAGTCTTGAGAAGAATCTATCTAGACCTCCATATTGTTTCGTCATTCCATATTGGATCCACATATCATTTACATGGGCCTTTATTGATTCATTTTGATTCTGAAAAAAAAGCTTACTTTTCATGATTAGTTCCAAAGGACAAGAAAAAGTAGTTCTCACCTTATTTCTAAGTAAATCCTCCATTGATAAAAATTCATCCTTAGTAGCTATAGAAGCTAATGGTATATAATTATTCCTAAGGAGCAAATCTTTATACATTAGAGATTCTAAAGCTAAATCCTTCTTCTTAATTTTGTATAAAGTATATGGAATTCCTGGACTAGCAGACATTTTAATATCTACTTCACCATCATTAACTGGGGTATTCAAAACTTCTTCATATTCTATATCCATAAGATTTAAAACATAATTAAAAGTCTCATCGCCCGACATATCGTAAGGAGCAGTATCGCACTTGTCAATACTAACCCAAGCATCTTTTTCCCGAGCTCTCACTCGTTCATAAGTAGATTCTTCCTCTATTTTAGAAGTATCATACCCAGCTAATTTAAATTGTTCAAAC